ATGACTCATGATGAACCCTGTTCCATGGCTCCAGATGACAAACATGATCTCATATCAGGGACTTGTTCGCACCTTCCCTAGCTCTACCCTGCGCCATGAAAATGTCAATTCACATCTGAACTAATGCTCTTTAATCTAGTAACGTCTAAAATACCTAACATTTCCTTAATAAAATGCCAGTACACGCTGCATAGCTTCGCTCTTCCGGCACTCGCGACAGATTATATTCAGGCGCCTGTCGTAGCGGCGTATTTCTCCGTCTGGTAATGACCAGATAAGGTCAGGATCAACCACAACCGGTTTTTTCACCTTTTCCCTTGATAGTTTTTTGCGGGCGTTTTGCCAGTCTTTACGCGCCTGCTCAGACGGGAATAATCCGTAGCCTGAATTGTATACATCACCACTGGCAACCAGCTCTCTGGCAAGAACGCTCAGCAGATATCTTGTCGCACCTGTTTTCGCTTCCAGTTGTCGTAACGTCTCGCGCCCGCTCTGTCGCACGAGTTCGACAACCTGCCCTTTAATTTTTCCCGCTCTTCTTGTGTAAATACTTTTGCCATAAGCGCCTCCGGCAATCACTTTTCCGATACAACACGGCGGGAAGAATCAGTAATCTGTCGAACAATATCCCGGTGCTTGTTCAGCTCCCGCAGCGCGGCGCAGACTCGCTCCCACTTCTGAACATGATTTTTCGCCCGACGCAATTCGCGGTTTGCCATATGCAGCGATGGTAAAACCAGGTCATCCGCTCGCGTTTCAGTAAACGATGGCAGCGACTGCACAATGTCCGCCACAGTATCTGTTGTAATTTCTTCCTGTGTTGCAGCTTCCTGTACTGGTAACGCAACACCTGCTGGCTGAGGAAAGGCCTTACCAGCCGTTTTCGTTACCGGTGCAGCTTTCGGCTCTGCCGGTAAATTATCGCCCGGCATGCAGTAACTAAATTTACCGTTCCGATTAACGCGTGCCAGCCGCCCCGTTGCGGTTACTACCGCCAGTGTGGAAGCAACCTTGCGAGTGCTGACACCGAACTTACCCGCCAGTTCCTCACACGTTTTAGCCCCCTCCTGACTGATAAACTCAATCATCATGTCTGCGGTAACTTTTTGTTCAACCTCCCCGGTCAGCATATCCTGTGCTTCAGATTTTACTGGTCGCTCTTCGGTTACCCGGGATTCACCTTCGCCAGCCAGAAACCAGATGTGACCAGTTTTATCAACGAGGCCATTTCTTTTGAGTTCCCACAGCTCGTTCAGAACTTCTTCACGACTGATATCAAGTCGCGTAGCCAATTCTACCGACGTGGCTTTTCCCATTGCTTTCAGTGCGTCTAAAACGGTTTCCATTAAATTTTTTCTCCCCGATAAAATTACTTTTCAATTCCTGGCTGACCGACATTCGCACGCCAGCTCTCCCAGTTAAAATTCACCCAGCGCCCACCGTTCATGGTCATGCGGTCCATCACGCGCCCGCCAAGCAGGGTGCTCATTGCGGTATGATTCAGGTTCGTCAGCATCCCGACACTGCGCATCGCGGCTGTTCTGCGATCGACGATCTGGTTCAGTGTGACCTGTTCGTTGCGCGTATCACGCTGCATGCCAATCTCATCCAGAACCAGCAGGTCAACGTCACATAAACCCTGCAAAAATTTTTCGCCTGAGTTTTTGTTATCGTAGATGCCGTGTAGCGCCAGCATCACATCAGCCACCGTGACCACAATCACGCTGCGACCTTTCGCCAGAAGATGATTACCGATGGCGGCTGCCAGGTGATTTTTTCCGGTACCCGGCTTACCGCTGAACACGAAATTTGTGCATCCGGTTCTCAGTACGTCCGCGATGGATTTTGCCTGGCTCAGCGCATATCGCTGGCCGTCGTTCTGCACCCAGTAATTCGCAAACGAACATTTGCGGTGCAACGGCTGGATACCGGAGCGATTCAGAATTTTTTCCACCCGTAACTGACGATTCTGACGGTTGATCTCCTCGCAACGTTTCTGGCCTTCCGCAAGTTGCCACTCACGCCACTCTTCTGCCGTCCGGTACGGCGCGGTTACATGCTGTGGTGCCAGCTTGCGGATACGTTCAAGAACACCTCCTGCCGCTATATTTTTCATAATCCTTCACCCCCTGAAACCTGGTGGAATTTCGGTATCCGGTTCGGAAATATGATTCACACAACGCTGGTTGTTCGTCCCGCCAGTCGGGAGCAACCAGGGGTTTTCAAAATTCCGGTCAGGTCCAAAAAACGTTGTCGCCCGCTGAACAAATTCCGTTCCCGCTTTCCCGGTCGCCGCCAGGTACCTCGCGTAACGCCTCACACCATCCAGCATGACCTGCGGTGGCACCCCCTCGCGTAATCTGGCCTTCCAGGCACTGAAAGCGGATTTCTTCGGGTTTGCCCCGGCACGCAACGGGTATTCCCGCCAGACCTGTTCGAACACATCCGGATAATCCACTCGTCCCACAGGCTGCCCGGTGTTTTCCGGGACTACCCGATCGGCTTCCCGCTGAATCGCGGAATCGGCTTCAGGCTGCTGCAGTTGGTGTGATTGCTCCGACCCTGCGGTCATCGCCTGCTGCACAGCGCCCGAATCGGCTTTCAGCGCATACGCTGAATCGGCTTCCGGTGTCGTGCCTGCGGGCTGATCAGGATTGACGGTCTGAACATCCCCAGCCTGGTTCGTGGCGTTTTTCACGCCATGGACCATAGTGTTTTGATCTTCTTGATCTGTATCTTTATCTGTATCTTTATCTGTCGTGACTCGTCGTGACATGTGCGTGACATTTCGTGACGCGCCGTGACAATCGCCATTTTGTTCCCGCTTTCTTTCCCTCTCTCGCTGCGCCCTCTTGCGCTCTGCAGGAGATTTTGCGGTTTGCGAAATATTGCCGTTGTCCTCTTTCAGCACCTGGCGTTTTTCCCATCCAGTGATTAAATCACCATCAAGTACCCGCCCCTGCATCGTCTGCAAAATTGAATCAATCATCTCTTCTGTCACATCGAGCGCACTTGCCAAATCCTCGGTCGTGACATCAATGTGACCTCGCGTGACATTTCGTGACGCGCTCACCAGGAGGTGGATATACACAGCCATCACTGTTGCAATTGGCTGACCTGACACCCGGGCAATGGTTCGCCACTTGGGGTCATTTGGCATGTCATGCCATAATCTGAGCCAGGCATTAGCCATACTAACCTCTTCAGATACCGAATCTTTTTAATCACGTATTACCGAAAGAGATCCGGTATGAATATTGCCGATCAATGCACAGCCACAGCATTTCCGGCCGGGCCACCACGGTTGATCTGGTTGAAGCCAGCTATTGCCACCGCGACAAAATCATCAGCGTCTCTCACCAGTCGTTCCCGCATCTCCACCAGCTCCCGAAAATAAGCTGAACTGTGGCTGCGCATTCTGGCCACCAGCAAAGGTGGCATTGCCTTTTCGATCGCTGGTAACAACGCCTGAATTTTTTCAACTGCATCAGGGGTGTCTTTCTCTACCCAGCGGAAAATTTTCTGGGTATTACGCGCCAGGGCTTCAGGGTGGCTGTCGTCGTACAGTTCCGGGAACGTCATACCCAGTTCGAAATACGCTTTGGTAATTTTCGCAGCCGGTACTTTTTCGCCGTCCGGATGCGCCCAGGCATTCATCGCCATGCGGATGTGCTCATGTTTGATTTTCATGAATCAACCCCATCAACTTTTTTGGTGTTAAGCTCATATTTATGACTTGAAGGGGGCGTAATTCCGGTGTATTCCGGCCATATAAGATCCCAGTCATTCGGCCTCAACTCTCTTCTTGTAACATGCCCTGCAGTTTCTGCTTCTATCATTAACGCACGAACAGGAGACACTGGTGAACTGCCAGATGCCATTTGAGACAAGAAGGACGGAGACACACCAAGGTTGGCAGCAAATTTTTTTGCTTCTCCAGTTTTTAATGATTTGATGAATTCCTTTAGAGTCATGATTTCGATCTCAACATACTTTAGTGCAAGCAAAAGTTTATACGTAACTAAATAAACCAGTCAAGTATTTGCTTATTTCGCAATTACTAAAGATAATGCATGTATGGAAACAAGAGAGATTCGGCGTTTACGCCTCAAAGAGTGGTTCAAAGACAGAACTTTGCCACCCAAAGAGAAAAGTTACTTATCTCAGTTAATGAGCGGTAAGGCTACGTTTGGCGAAAAAGCAGCTAGACGTATTGAACAAACATATGGGATGCCAGGGGGTTATCTTGATATTGAGCCAGAAGACATAACAGAGTCTCCATCATCAAGAGCTATAGCATTAACCCCTAACCAGCTGGAATTGCTACAAATATTTAGTGCATTTCCTGATAATGAACAGCAAGAGATCATAAAAGAACTAAGAAACAAAAAAGAAGCAATGGAAGATTTTGTCGCACGTTGGTTGGCGCAGCAAGGTCGCCGCGCCTGATGGGAAGCATACTCTTAAAAACAAGATATATCAGATGGGTGTACTCGAAATTAGTGCTCTTAGAATTAGGAAGCTTTTGTTGGTAACAGGCTGGAGCCAGGCAGAACTTGCGCGCAGAATTGGCATTACTCAACAATCCGTTCAAAGATGGGTTTGTGGTATCTCAAGCCCTACAGCAGCTAATCTAGATAAACTATCTGAAGCAACAGGATATCCTCAGTATTGGTTCTTCTTACCGTTAAATGAAGAAAAAAATGACAGAATACAAGATATAATAAAAATAACTCCTAGGCAAAAGGAGCTACTTCAAACATTTGAGGCATTTCCAGAGGAAGATCAAGAGCAAATGCTTCAGGAGATGAAAGACAAAAAAGAGTTAATGGATCGCACAATTGAAAGATGGCTCGCTGCCCGGAAAGGGCATCGGGCATAATGACCACCATACACAGACGGAGGTGTGCCATGAATACGGCCCTTTCACCAATGGTTTCTGAGTTTGAAACTATTGAACAAGAAAACAGTTACAACGAATGGCTGCGAGCCAAAGTAGCTGCAAGCCTTGCAGATCCGCGCCCAGCAATTCCCCATGACGAAGTTGAGCGCAGAATGGCAGAACGCTTTGCTAAAATACGCAAGGAACGGAGTGAACAGTAAATGTTACCTGTGTTATGGCTTGAAAGCGCAGATACCGACCTGGATGATATAACTAGTTACATTGCTCGTTTCGACATAGATGCGGCAGAACGCTTATGGCAGCGATTAAGGGGGTGTGTGCTGCCATTATCCGAACATCCGTATTTATACCCCCCAAGCGACAGAGTGCCAGGCTTACGTGAGATTGTGGCTCACCCCAATTATATAATTCTGTACCGCGTGACAACCTCAAGTATTGAAATAGTAAACGTAGTCCATACCCGCCGACAGTTCCCTGTAACATAACCCTCTGCCCATCAACACAGCCTTAAACACTCTCAAAGAGAGTGTTATTTTTTACTGTTTAGTTAAGTTGTAGATTGACTGTTAAGTTTATTTTTGTATAAACTAATTTCACCAACCCACCCCGCCCCACAGAACGCAGGGCAATACTTCGAGTTACCAGGCAGTGGTCAGGGGTTAAGTAGCCAGCCCGAGGCGTATGAACATGACGGCAGGGTTTAACTTTAACTATGCAGCAGGTTTTTGTTCCGCTACCCCGGCGTTAAGGGGAAACAGCACTGAGAGAAATCAGTATGCAGAAGCGAGAACCCGTCATCATCGCGCCAGACTATACCGATGATGAACTTTATGAGTGGATGCGCCAGAAAATTAAGGCAGCGCAGGACCTGAAATGGGCCAATGAAGCCAGGGCTAAGCAGGCTGAAAATCTGTCCGCTCTGGAGCAGGATATCACCAATCTGGAAAAAGCAGCGGCATTAAGCATTGCCAGAATGATTACATACCCGCGTTAATAGCTAACCAACGAAGCTAAGGTTGGTAATTAAGGAGTTCTCCACGGGTAAGGTGGAGTACGTGCGCCGGACACGGGTGAGCATCCGGCACTGACAGTTTACTGAAAGGATATTTCCCTGAAAAGTCAGACCATAACGCGAAAGCGCACGGCGAGGTAGCTGGTTCATAGATAGTCTGTCGTTAAATTTTCGTCGACCGTGCGCTTCCGGTTGTGGCACTCCGCGAAATGGCGCGGCGTAATCATGGCGGGGTACCCTTCCCCTTGAGGACACCGGGTTGTCAGGCTGACCATGCGCCTGAGTGACAACCCCGCTGCAACGCCCTCTGTTATCAATTTTCTGGTGACGTTTGGCGGTATCAGTTTTACTCCGTGACTGCTCTGCCGCCCTTTTTAAAGTGAATTTTGTGATGTGGTGAATGCGGCTCAGCGCACGCGGAACAGTTAAAACCAAAAACAGTGTTATGGGTGGATTCTCTGTATCCGGCGTTAATTGTTAACTGGTTAACGTCACCTGGAGGCACCAGGCACCGCATCACAAAATTCATTGTTTAGGACGCGATAATGGAAACGTTATTACCAAACGTCAATACGTCTGAAGGTTGTTTTGAAATTGGTGTCAGAATCAGTAACCCTGTATTTACTGAAGATGCCATTAATAAGAGAAAACACGAACGGGAGCTATTAAATCAAATATGCATTGTTTCAATGCTGGCCCGTTTACGCCTGATGCAAAAAGGACGCTGACAATGAATACAGCATTTGCACTCGTTCTGACAGTTTTTCTTAATACAGGCGAACCAGTCGATCTTGTTATTGGTATACATGACTCAATGAAAGAATGCATGGCTGCCGCAGCGGAACAGAAAATTCCCGGCAACTGTTATCCGGTTGATAAAGTTATTCGCATGGACAATAACGAAATCCCGGCTGGTCTTTAAAACAGTTCCGTAATAAACATCCGATTTCATTCTTATATGCCAGCAATGGCAGGGATTTGTTCACCCTTAAATCTGTAATGAGGTAAAACAAAATGAGTAAAGTCTTTATTTGCGCCGCCATTCCGGACGAACAGGCAATAAAGGAAGAAGGTGCAGTTGCTGTAGCCACTGCCATTGAAGCCGGTGATGAACGTCGCGCCCGCGCAAAATTTCACTGGCAATTCCTGGAACATTATCCGGCTGCTCAGGACTGCGCTTATAAATTTCTTGTTTGCGAGGATAAACCCGGTATACCCCGCCCTGCCCTCGATTCCTGGGATGCTGAATATATGCAGGAAAACCGCTGGGATGAGGAGTCTGCTTCCTTTGTCCCTGTTGAGACTGAATCAGATCCGATGAACGCCACTTTTGACAAGCTGGCCCCTGAAGTACAGAACGCTGTCATGGTTAGGTTCGACGCATGTGAAAACATCACCGTTGATATGGTGATTAGCGCGCAGGAATTGTTGCAGGAAGACATGGCAACATTCGACGGACATATCGTTGAAGCGTTGATGAAAATGCCAGAAGTTAACGCCATGTATCCGGAGCTTAAGCTGCATGCCATCGGGTGGGTTAAACATAAATGTAAGCCGGGTGCAAAATGGCCTGAGATCCAGACAGAATTACGCACATGGAAAAAACGTCGCGAAGCCGAACGCAAAGAAACCGGGAAATACACGTCTGTTGTAGATCTCGCCCGCGCCAGAGTCAACCTACAGCACACTGAAAACTCAGCAGAAAAAATCCACCCTGTCACTGCAGTCATTCGTCGCGAATATAAGCAGACGTGGAAAACACTGGATGATGAACTGGCCTACGCTCTGTGGCCTGGTGACATTGATGCCGGAAACATTGACGGCAGCATCCATCGCTGGGCAAAAAATGAAGTTATCGACAACGACCGCGAAGACTGGAAGCGTATCTCGGCATCAATGCGCAAACAGCCTGATGCCCTTCGCTACGACCGCCAGACTATTTTTGGCCTTGTCCGTGAACGTCCGATCGACATTCACAAAGACCCTGTGGCACTGAACAAATACATTACTGAATACCTGACTACAAAGGGCGTGTTTGAAGATGAAGGAACAAATCAGAGCGCAACTGATACTCTCTCGTCGCCAGTACCAGAAACTGATGCAGTGGAAACGGCAATTCCGGACAACGAAAAAACCGAATGCAAAGTGGAAGTCGAACCATCTGTAGAGCGTGAGGGGCCGTTCTACTTCCTCTTCACCGACAAGGATGGCGAAAAATACGGTCGCGCAAACAAACTTTCTGGTCTGGATAAGGCGCTGGCTGCCGGGGCTACTGAAATCACGAAAGAAGAATATTTCGCCCGCAAAAACGGTACATACTCAGGTTCACAACAAAATACTGGTGCATCTGACACGACCGCACAACCAGAGCCGGTAAAAGTTACAGCTGACGAAGTAAGCAAAATTATGCAGGCAGCCAATATCAGCCAGCCTGACGCCGATAAGTTGCTTGCGGCCTCTCGCGGTGAATTTGTTGCAGGGATTAGCGATCCGAATGATCCGAAATGGGTGAAGGGGATTGAAACCCGCGATTCTGTGAACCAGAACCAGCAAGAAACGGAACAGAACGACCAGAAAGAGGAACAAAACAGCCCAAATACGCAACAAAACGAGCCAGAAACGAAACAACCTGAGCCAGTAGCGCAACAGGAACCAGAAAAAGTCTGCACCGCCTGCGGTCAGACCAGCGGCGGCAACTGCCCTGATTGTGGCTCAGTAATGGGTGACGCAACATACCAGGAAACATTCAATGGAGAAAATCAGGCTGAATCTCAGGAAAAAAATCCGGAGGAAACGGAAGGCACTGAGCATCCGCACAAGGAGAACACTGGCGGCGCTCAGGGCCACGCCAGCGATAATAAAACTGGCGAAACAGAAAATTCCTTAATTAAGATGAACGGTCATCGTGAAATCACATCCACCAGCAGAGTATGGAATCACCTGTCAGTCGACCTTGAAACCATGGGAACCAACACCAATGCACCCATAGTAGTTATTGGTGCGGTTTTCTTCGACCCGGAAACAGGGGAAATCGGGCC